CCGGACAAGAACAGGGAGAAGCACCTGCTAATCGAGCCGTATGTCGACTACATGAACGCAGGTACCGACAAGTCATGGAACGACCTCATCGACTACGACCACGACATCACCCTCAAGCCTACCACCGACCTTCAGGCCAAGCGATACGAGTGGACGCACAAGGCCGGGCGCGACTTTTTGAGCCAAAGCGTGGACAACAGCTTGGACCGTGTGTACGGAAACTACCGAGTGACCGACGCCGAGAACGACTTCGCATCAGGCGAGAAAAAGGTCGAGACACCCTTCGCGCCATATATCACCTCGCTCATCCCGGGAAGCGACTTCCCAATCCACAGGAGCTTGAAACAAGACGGCACAGGCATCGACAACCCGTTGCCCATGCTTGCCTACTACCACGGCCTTGTGAATGAGTTTGGAACGTGGTATCTGCGCAACGACAGCGGCGTCGAACAATCGCTCACCACCTTCCCGAGCTTCTCTAACTACTCCAACGACCTGCCCGAGTTAACGTCGCTGGACCTCAACTACGGAATGGAGGCGCCTTTCATCACAGTCGAATGCAATCCACGCGACACGCTGTTCATCAAATACTGGTCGCAGTACGTGACCGAGCTATACAGCGAGGAAGCCCGCATCATGACGCTACACCTCAAGCTCGACCGCGTGGAATTGGCGGACTTTGAGTTCTCCGACAAGATTTGGATGCGTGGGGCGCGGTGGCGTGTGCTCAAAATGACCTACGACGCAAACGTCGAGGGGTTGGTCAAGGTTGAATGTATCAAGGTGCTGTCCGACGTAGCGTTTTGCGAGGACATCCCGACATCTTTGCGCGTCAGTGACAACTACCTCCTATTCAACGGCTCAAACATTGCCGACCCTGACTACGGGTCGCAAAAATGCTGTGAAGCGTATGGCTTTATTTGGCAGCCTGACAAAGGGGTCGGCACAAATGTTTGCCGTCCGCGACTCGTAACTCAACAGCCAACCACGTAAGCAAATGCAGAACCCGCGTCATATTATCGAAGCCATCGACCTGCTCGTGGCAACCAAGGCACGGAAGCCCTCCATGTGGTGGGTGAAGTCGTTTGACGTTGTGCTGGCTGTTGCTTACCTCGGGGCGTTTGTGTGGCTCATCTACAAAATGGTGGCATGGCTAACGTAACGAAGCAACAAATCATCCTTGAGTTTGACACGGACACGAGCCAAGTCAACAAGGAACTCGAAACGCTCGACGACAACCTCGTCGTCGCGTCAGGTGATGCCAACCTTTTGGCGGCCAAGCTGAACGCCATCACCGGTTTCAACCTGCAAAACGGCATCTCTGGCATCAAGAAATTCATCAAGGGGCTCAAGCTGACCCGCGCCGCCGTCATTGGTACTGGCATTGGTGCGCTTGTCATTGCGGTTGTCGAGCTTGTGAAGCAATTTGGCAAGACCGAGGAGGGTGCCCGAGCCTTGAAGCGTGCCTTTGCGCCTGTTCAGGCCGTCGTGGACGTCCTTGCGATGCGTGTGTCGGCATTGGGCGGCGCTATCTTCAAGTTGTTTTCACGGGATTTTGAAGGTGCGGCCAAGGATTTGAACCGCGCTTTATCGAACAACAACGACGAGTACGCAAAACAGATCGCACTTTACGACCAACTGATTGAGCGTGAAATTGCGCTTGAGGACGCCCGCATCAAACAGACGGTCGACACGGCCCGCATCCGCGCCGAAATCAAAGAGCTGAACCTTGTGGCTGAGGACACCACCCGAACCATCGAGGAACGGGAGGCCGCCGCCTCGCAAGCGGGTGAATTGGAGCGCAATCTGTTTGAGGAACGCAAGCGACAGGCCGAGGAAGAACTGGCCATCGCCAAGTTGCGCTTGGATTCGTCCCGAACCACTACCGAGGATCGCGAAAGGGTCGCCGAGTTAGAGGCCAACATCTTCAGCTTGACGCAAGAGTCGCTCGAACTCCAAACGACCCTGAACAACAAGCTGAACACCATTCGAGCCGAGGGACTACGCATCCAACAGGAGGAGTACGCGCTACAACTGGAACGCCTTGAGAAGACCAACGAAGCCCTCCAAGCCGAGGTAGTCGTAGTTGATGAAGTGAACAACCAACTTGAGCGCGGGTTGATGATTCGCAAAGACGCCGAAACCGTCGCCACGGGTATCGTCATTAGCGAAGCCGAAAAGCGCAAGAAAGCACGGCGCGATGAGTTTGAAAACACCGTCGACCTACTTGAAGACGAGGGCGTCATTCGTTTGCAGTTGGCACAAGCCAGTTTCGCGGCCTTGAGCGCACTCAATCAAGCGTTCTCGGGTGAAGGTGAGCAAGAAGCGCGCAAGGCGTTCAAACGCAACAAGGCGCTCTCTCTTGCGACGGCCATCGCACAAACGGCACAAGGTGTGATTACACAACTCGCGTCGCCGAAAGACGTGGTCACAGGTAGCAACTTCATCAAGGCCGCCATCGTTGCGGCTACCGGCGCGGCGCAAGTGGCAACCATTTCTAAAACTAAATACGAGTCCGCCGGGCAGGGCAACCTGTCAACGACCATTCCCAGACCCGGCGAAACGGCGGGCGCATTTGGAGGAGCCCCCCAGCTCGACCTCGGGTTTTTGGGTAGTGGAGCCGGACAGGCGGGTCCAATTCAGGCCTACGTCATCGCGCAAAACGTAAGCAACGCACAACAAGCAAACCAACAGGTCCAAGACCAAGCAACACTCGGAGGATGAAAATTGTGGAACTAATTATCGACGAGGAGGCCGAGGTCTTCGGCATTGAGGCCATCTCACTCGTGGATCGACCAGCCATCGAGCTGGACTTTGTGGCATTGAAAGACCAAAAAGTGCAATTTGCCGAGGTCGACAACGACAAACGCATCCTCATGGGGCCGGCCCTCGTCCCGGACAAACCGATTTACCGTCAGAACGCCGAAGGTGAGTTCTACGTCTACTTCTCTAAGGCGACGGTCAGACGTGCGGCCGAACTTTACTTACAACAAGGACGTCAAACGGCCCACACCTTGGAACACGAACACGCCATCAACGGCCTGACGGTTGTTGAGTCGTGGTTGGTAGAGGACAAGGACAAGGACAAGTCGGCTTTGTACGACCTCGACGTGCCGGTCGGGACGTGGATGGTGGCCGTGAAGGTCGACAACGAAGCCATTTGGCAAGAATGGGTCAAAGAGGGCAAGGTCAAGGGCTTCTCAATCGAGGGCTACTTCGCCGACAAGATGCAAAAGGACGAGAAAGAAACCGAGATGGGCTACGACGTGGTCGATGCGGTGCTCAACGCCTTAGAGCTTGAGACGTTTTCGGACTACCCGGACGCAGTGGTGAATAACGCGAAGCGCGGCATCGAACTCAACGAGCGCGAAGGCAACAAATGCGCCACGCAAACGGGTAAGGTGCGCGCTCAACAGCTCGCGCAACGCAAACCACTCAGCCGGGAAACCATTCGACGTATGGCATCGTACTTGGCTCGTGCGGAGGTGTACTATGACAACGGCGATCCGAGCGACTGCGGCTACATCTCGTACCTCTTGTGGGGCGGCAAAGCCGGCAAGCGGTGGGCCGATTCAAAGGTGAGGGAGTTTGAAAACTTGTCGGAGTTAGAGAAGGTTGCCGTACAAATCATGGCCGAAAACGAAAAAAAATCAAGGGAGGCGTAAGCATTGCCCCCTTCAAATCGTCTAATACAAAACGCACACCCATGAACATCCAACAACGCGTGCAAGACATCCTCAATCGTTTCGACGTCAACCTGACCGTCACAGAGGAGAAAGGCACGGAACTGGCTGAGGTGACCCTTGAAAACGGCACCGTAGTTTACACCGACGACGAATTTGCCGTTGGCGCTGAGGCTTACATCATTAACGACGAGGGCGAACGCATCTCCGTCCCCGCTGGCGACTACGAATTGGCCGACGGCCGTTTGATGGTGGTTGCTGAGGGCGGCGCCATCGAAGAAATCAAGGCCGCTGAGGAGCCCGAAGCTGAGGAGGCCAATGAAGATCGCGTCGAACAAAGCGCCGACGAGCCTGAAGCAACCGAGGAAGCTACCGAGGAGGAAGCTGAGGTTGAAATTGAGGTCGAGGTCGAAATGGAAGACGAGGACGAGGACAAGCCCTCATACGTCACCCGCGCCGAGGTCGAGGACATGATTAAGGCCGCGTTTGAAGCCCTCAAAGAGGAAGACAAGGAAGATATGTCCGACGTCAACCCTGAGGCACCCAAAGAAGAACCAAAAGCGGAGGAAGCCCCCGAGGTCGACCCCGTAGCCGAGGAACTGGCCGCCGTCAAGGCCGAGCTTTCAGACATGAAAGACGAAGCCGTTCCCATGCTCAAGCACGCCACCCCAACGGCGCAAGCAGAGCACATTGATTTGTCTAAACTTTCACTCACGGAGCGCGTTGCCGCCCTCCACTCTAAATTCTCTCAGAAATGAGCCAATACAAATTTGCCAACGCCACTATCGGCGCTGGAACCTACGCAGGTGAAGCGGCTCGCCCATACGTGGCGGCGGCAATCCTGTCAGCTGACACCATCGCGAACAACTTCGTGAGCGTGATGCAAAACGTCCACAGCAAAGCCGTCCTCCGGAAGTTCTCCGGCGCGGCCATCCAAGCTCAGGACTGCACTTTTGCAACCCCATCTTCCGGTCAACTCGCATTGACCGAGGCTATCTTGTCCACCAGCCCACTCAAGGTGAATGAGCAGGTGTGCAACGACGACCTCCGCGCCACTTGGGAAGGCATGCAGATGAACGGCCAAAACAGCGCCGCACCTGCTGACTTCACAACCTACGTCGCTCAGTACGTCGCCGCCAAGGTCGCTGAAACCATCGAGATCAACTTGTGGGGCGGTAACTTCGACCCAACGGACTCGAGCTTGTCAGGTGGTGGAATCTTGGGTTCTGCCTTTGATGGTTTGTGCCACCAAATTGTCGACCAATCAGCGTCTGCTGGTTACGACGGAGAAGTCGCTGGTGCTTTCACCGCTGACAACGCCGCCGCAACAGGCATCTTGACTCACTTGGACGCGATTGTGAATAACGCACCAAGCGAAATTCAAAGCGACAACTCGGCCGTCATCTACATGAGCAAGAAGTCCTTGTTCATGTTGCAACGCGCCATGTCCGGTTTGGTGGATCGCGTCGTGCCCGCTGAAGGTTCTGCGGCTGCGTTCTCACCAACTTTCTTGGGCGACGCTCGTCCATTGACTTACCTCGGGTTCCCAATCGTGGCCCCTTCAGGTATGCCAAACGACACCATCATCTTCTGCAACCCCAACCAGTTGTACTTCGGTACCGACTTGTTGACCGACCACGTGAACGCGAGCATCTTGAATCTCCGCGACGTGACCGGTGACGACGTGACTCGCGTCATCATGCAGTTCAGCGGTGGAACGCAGATTGTGGACGCTGGCTCATTGGCCGTCGTTCGCCGCACATCGTAAGATTAACCCGAAGAACGCGGGGGAGCGAAAGGGCTCCCCTGCATCTTCTCAACCTCTGAAATCATGGCTTGTAGCCTTACAATTACAGGACGGTCTTTACCTTGCCGCGACGCCCTCGGAGGTGTAAAAAAGGTTTGGGTGGTTTCATCCCACAACTCGGTTGCGACGGTGTCGTTTGTCGATGGTATGTGGGACCCGGTAGCCAACGGAGAAATCCCAGGGGCCGTTGCCGCCACGGTTTTGGACGACTTTGTTTCGCCTAAAAACACGTCGAGCTTCACGCAAACCGTGAACGCCTCGATTGAAAATGGCACTGTTTTCTACTCACAGGTGCTTTCCTTGGTTTGCAACAAACCGGTGGCCGCTGACATTACAGAAATTCAGAATCTTGCCAAGGGCCGCCTCGCTATCGTAGTGCAGGACTTGAACGACAACTACTTTGTCATGGGTCACACGCGCGGCGCCGAATTGAGTGGTGGATCGCTTGCTACAGGCACAGCCATCGGCGACCTTAACGGCTTCACCTTGGAATTTACAG